ATCAGCGATAACTATATCGTCTCCTAAAAGAGCGTATAGAGCGAACCATTCTAAGCGCCCACTTGCTTGAAATGCGGCGAATTGCACTAGGAAATGATGACCTAGACTAAAGACAGCCCAGTGCCCGTAGGCACCCATCGGTTGACCAGCACCGTATTTTACTACGGTCGGTGTCGCCCGAGGAACACGCTGTTTCTCCGATATCCGTCGGGGGACGATGAATTCTCGGGCGTTGAGGAAAGCCCTCCATCCCTTAGCCACCTCAGAGTTTAAGATAAAACTAAGAAGCACCTGAAGCATTGTCGCTGGGAATCGATCTGTTGCGGCCGAAAGGTCGTAACAGTAATAAGGCTTACGCCCCATTGCAGCAAGAAGCCTCACCGGCTTATGCTGATCGAAAGTCCCATCTTGTGGTATTAACCGCAAGATATCAAAGATGCCCTGATGTAGAGGCTTTAATAGCATTTGCGTCAGGTAGTCAACCATTGCGACTACACGGACTTTACCCGCAGCTTCAGGAATGAACGCTAGTTTGCCTAGCCCCCATGGATTAGAAAACCCTGGGAGCGGCGCGTTAGAAGATGGTTTGTCCGAGTGATCCAAGGGCGTAGTGTTTATAAACACCCCCCACTCGGCCTCATGGTCTTTAAGTTCCTCGAATACCCGTTTCGCGGAAACCATAAGGGATCTTGCAAACTCAATCTGTTCTGGGAAGAACGATTGTACATGTTTCGCAACATGTGGAGTAGAACGCATCAAGAAAAGATCTGTTAAGATCGATCCTATTGACGTTCTAGTCGTCGGACCAGGACCTTCGTCCATCGACTTTGCAGAATTTGGGCCAGACTTCAGTAACGTAACCAGTTCGGGTTTTAGCGATTCAATGACGCCAGGAAAATAAGTTCCAGGATCTTTGGATACCCTACCGTAAGGTTCGGGTCCGTGATCTAGCTCCCACATTTTCTGAGCCCGGCAAATCATCCGGGTTTTGTATGTGGGCAGCGTAAAGGCGGAGATGTAGTAAGCGAAAATGGGTATTATCCCAGTCGACTGTACTAACATTTCAGACACGTACTTCCATTCCAGGAAGTTCGCTTTAACCTTATCTGTTGCCTTACGAGAAAGTTGGAGATATCTATTTCTCTTCTCTCCGTTACTGTTCTCTGCCAATACCTTCAGGAATACCGGAAGGAACTGACCGATCCATCGCGTCCAAGCCGTAACTATAAGATAGTTAACCTCGAAAGGTTTAGTAATCGAAGATAGTTTCAGTTTTCCGGGTATTTCGATCACTCGATATAACCAGAATAACGTACTCCAAATCTTAATAGTCCATTTGTC